CAAACATTGGGCGTCTCCAATGTGACGCTCCTCGCTGAACTTGGCTATGATGCTGACGATGAAGCAGAGAAGTCACAAGTTGAAGATGCAAAAAAGATGAAAGCCTATTCCCAAGGTATGGGGCTTCCACCAACACAGCAGATGCAGCAACTGCCAGGTCAACCCGCACAGCAACAAGCCGTGCCACCTGCTAATCCAGCGGGAAATGCGCAAGGAGGCTCTAATTGACGCTCAAGAGTTTTATTCCAGCCTACTATGAGCAAGTCCTGACATACAAGGTGCTTCAAGAGCTTCGCAAGAGCCTATCACCCAGGCAGTGGAAGAAATTCAAGAGGAAACTACGGCACGCTGAGAATGCGCAAGGAGGCGGGAACTAGATGAGAGACCTCAAATTCAGGGTGCTGTATAACAGAACAATGATCGTCAAGAGCCTCAATGATCTGCTTGTTGATGCAGCACATAATTACATGTTTCTTGGTAGTGAGATCATGCAATACACCGGCCTGAAAGATAAACACGACAAAGAGATTTACGAGGGTGATATCGTGCGCTATACCTCACTCGCTGAGTACGGGCTTCCTGCCACTGAAAGCACGGTAGCGATTAGTTGGGGTGACGAGGTTATGGGCTTTGATCTAGGCTTTATAAGCCATCATCTCACCATCTACGATGACATAGAGGTCATTGGCAACATCTACGAACACCCCGAACTTTTGAAGGGCAAGGAATGATTAATCACCATCTTACCATTGCCAGTGACGCCCATGCGCAACTCGTGCAACTCGACAATGCTACAGCCGTTGCGCTCACGAATGCGCATACGCAGATGCTGAATATGATGGCACCCTATCTGAATGAACTCTGCAAGAAGATCGAGGCTCAGCAAGGCACCGAGGACGATGCGACGTATGGATTGATGGCCTATCATCGTGAACTCCTCTACATCAAGAATTACATTCAACATGACGCTCAGGACTTCGCCAACTCTGCCCAACAAATCATCGCTCACGCTCAGCATCAAGCCATTGACCTTGCCGTCTCATCGTCTCACGCCCACTTGACCCATATCGGCATTACGCCCGTCCGCTTGCCAGCACACCCGACCCTTTCCCAGCACGCCGATGTCATGCAGCCCACATCGGCCCGTGCTGGCCTTTTCCCACAACTTGCACCGGAAGTCACGAAGCAGGCCATGAATGCTATTCAGGTCGGTATTTCTCTAGGTCAGGATGCAACCGCCATCGCCTCATCTGTCGGCTCAGCTCTGAAGACCGTCTTGCATCGTGCCATTGCCATTGCCAGTACCGCCATAGCCGCCGCGTATCGTGGAGCCGTGGATACACTCGTCGGTCACAACAATGTGAGCGAGAAGATACTGGGCTGGTACTGGTTTAGCGACCTTCAAGGGAACACCTGTGTTGCATGTATCTTCATGCATGGTAGCAAACACAAACTATCAGAAGAGCTAGGGAGTCACGTTCGCTGCCATTGCGTCAAGGTATTTTTTACCGCCGATACACCGCCCATGCAAAGCGGCTCGGATTGGCTTGCCCAGCAGCCAGAGGACGTGCAGAAGGCCACGTTCGATAGTGATGCCCTCTACGCACTGTACAAGGCTGGCGTGCCGCTCAGCGCGTTTGTTGGGCATGAGAGCGACCCTATTTGGGGTAGTTCAATATTTGTAAAACCATTGAAAGATATTAAGAAATGACAAGGTACTTCTATGATTGCGAATTTATCGAAGACGGTTCCACTATAGACCTTATCAGCATCGGCATTGTGGCGGAGGATGGACGTGAATATTATGCGCAATCTGCGGATTTTTGCGCAGCCAGAGCAAATGAATGGATACGAAACAATGTGCTCGTCCATTTAGCCGTGTGTCCACATGGTCCTCCAACGGTGAACTTAGCACTCTTCCATCATTGGCGAGGACAATGCACATTTGAAGAGCCTGAGAAGGGTATTGCAGGCGCGTATGCTGACTGTCCCTGGCGTACCCGTGAGCAAATCAAACGTGAAATTATCGCATTCATGGATATCAAAAAGTATGGAACACCTGAACTCTGGGGCTACTACTCAGCTTATGACCATGTGGCCTTTTGCCAACTGTTCGGAACCATGATGGACTTGCCCAAAGGCTTTCCGATGTACACGCGTGATTTGAAACAGTGGTGCGACATGCTGGGCAATCCAAGGCTACCAAAGCAAGAAGTGAGCGAACACCACGCGCTCGCTGATGCCAGATGGAATCGTTTGATCTGGCAATTTCTACAAGACAAGAAAGGTAACTAATCAATCATGAAAGAACTCTTAGCACCAACCATCATTCTCTTATTGTTCATCTGCGTCCGCTCCGGCGACATTGCGATCACCTCTGGCAAGAGCAGAGAAGGAGTACCGCCTGATTTTCTGAGGGCGTTGATCTACGGCCTTGTCGCGCTACTTGCTCTCATTGCGCTGGTGATTGCGCTCGTTGTGCATTAAGGCCATGGGCGTACTCAAGAAGCTGCGCAAGCAGAGTAGGATACTTGAATATCGTGTCCGTATCCTGGAAGATGAGCAACGCATTCGGGAATTAGAGCAACAGAAGCAATCATCGGCTATCGGATTCCAGAAGCGGAAAGGAGACCCCAATTATGGGCGGGAAACCCAATCCAGGCACACCCAAGGACAAACGGCTCGCCGCCAATAAGCCCAAATCCGTCCCACCCAAAGTCATCACGCCAAAGAAGTCCAAATAAGTGAAACTCACAAAAATACAAGCAGGGAGACTTGCGACACACATCATGGAACGTCTCTGGAAACAGACCCGTGAGACCGTGACCATTGACTTCTATGCACTCCTAGAAGGGATAGACATTCTTGATCTGGAGAGCGACGAATACCGATGGTTAGAAAAGCAAGAGTCTACCGTATCCAAGAAAGGGAAATAACCATGGCCTCCATCACGGAATCACAGCACTACGCCACGATCACGGAATATCTCAGCCTGCTCATAGAGAGCGGCCTCTCACAAGCCTCAGCCGTGGAACGTACACTCGACTTTGCCGCCACGCTCTCACGGCACGCTGATCTGAGCGAAGGCCATATCTTCGCCGCTCGCATCGTGCGCCACGCCGTCTTGCACTTGACCTCAGCACCGATAGAGCCACCCGTTGAGGATGCATCCGACTTGTACGTGGCCGAAGGCGCGGCTACGAAAGCGACGGGCGAATAGATGAGCGACTATAAGCGACGCGTTCGCATTGAGCACAAGCCATTTGAACAGAGCGAATCCAGCAAGAAGCCCGTTGGATATATGACAACGGTTCATGACGCCGATACAGGCGAACAAATCACCAATATCAGCGATATCGTGATCTACTTGCGAGCGACCAGCATCAATGAAGCAGCGATCACCTACTACGAACAGGACGCGGCGTTCGATCACACCAAGAAGACGACCATCTCAGCCAATCCTGAACTTGATGTGCTGGCAATGGAGCGCGATTCGTGGCTAGAGACGATGGTGTTCCAGGCGTTAGGTGAGGCGTCAATGTGCTGGGGAGAGCGACCACGCGGGGTATTTGACAGCACGAATGCAAAGCGCATTGGCGATGAACTGATTGCTGAGATTATACGACATTATTCTAACCCACAACTACTCACCCGTTGACTATTTCGTGCTCTTGACAAACTGAACCATGGAGATTACAATAATGACAACAGACCCAAGCGCGGCGGCTGGTTCCCAGGCGGACCCGACCGAACCGACCAATCCTCAGCCCCAGGCGGGCGTAACGACTCCACCAGAACCCCAGGCGGGTGACGGACAAGCAACACCCAACGATTCCATCTCGCTGGACGAAGCTAGGAAGCTGCGTCAAGAAGCCAATGCCTTGCGCAAACGCTTGAAAGCCTTTGAAGATGCCGAAGCGAAAGCCGCCGCGGATAAGCTCACGGAACAAGAGAAGCTCCAGAAGCAGCTCGCGGATTTGCAGAAAGCGCACGATGACGCCATCAAGCAAGCCCAGGAGACGCGTATCTCGGCTGAGATACGCCTGCAAGCGCAAACGCTCGGCATCGCGCCCGACCTTGCGGAAAAGCTCATTGACCGCACCGACCTACTCGATGCTAGTGGCCATCCGGCGCATGTTGACACTGCCTTGAAAGCCTTGCTGGCGAAGTATCCGATGCTGGCAGGCAAAGCAGCACCTCCACCAGCAACCGGCGGCGGCGCGACCAATCCGAGCAAGAGCCAGAGCAGCGCACCCGTCGCACTGACGCGGGAGAGTATTGCGAAGATGGCATCGGAACGACCGGAAGAATACACGGCGCGTCGTGCGGAAATTCAAGCATGGCTGGCCGCGCATCCCTGGCGATACGGCCAATCCTAGACCATTTACTATTGTCCATTCATATCTCGTGCCCAGTGCCTTTTGAGAGACATTGAGCAGGGGATGATGGGAGACTCAACAGTTGAGCTTAAATACCTTTAACCCTCAGATTTGGGCGGATACGTTACTGCCCAACTTGCGGGCGAACCTTGTGTATGGCAATCTCTTCAACTCTGATTACGAGGGGTTGATTGCCAACAAAGGGGATACCGTTCGCATCAACGCGATAGGCGATATCAAGATATCTGCCTACTCCAAAGATACCGACCTCGCGGCGGCGCAAAGCCTCACTGACGCCGGTACCATGCTCACGATTAGCCAGGCCGAATACTACAACTTCGCCATTGACGATGTGGATGCCGCACAATCACAGCCAAAGGTGATGGGTGAGGCTATGGCCTGGGCGGCCTACGAGCTTGCCAACACCATGGACACCTACTACGCTGGCTTCTATGCTGACGCGTCCAACAACATCGGCTCGTCCGGTTCAGCCATTACCCCTACTGTTGCCACTGCCACCTCTACCGGCGTCGGTTCAGGTACCACCTTCTACGATTACCTTGTGGTGATGAGTCAGAAAATGACCGAGAACAAAGTGCCGAAGCAAGGTCGATGGTGTACGATCATGCCCTGGGGTACCACCTTGCTGATGCAAGATATCCGCTTCACCTCCTTCAACACACCCGAAGCCCGCTTTTCCATTATGAGCAACAAGTTAGACGCCTCCGGTGGAAGTGTCGGAGATGCGTATCTGGGTAAAGTCGCTGGCATGGACTTGTATGAGTCGATCAATGCGCCTCACCTGTCCGGTACTGTCGGTACGACCGGTTCTACGGATGTGGCGCTCGCTGGACATACCATGGCCCTTACCAAAGCCGAAGGGCTGAACAAGGTGGAGGCTTACCGGCCACCTCTCCGCTTCGGTGACGCCGTCAAAGGCCTGGCTTTATATGGCGCGAAGACCCTGCGCCCGAATGCGATTGTCGCTGGGTACTTCACGCATCCTTAGTCGGCAAAGAAAGGCTTTGAACTCATGACCAATCGAACTGTTCTTACACCTACGACGCTCACGGCTAACTCTGCTATTGTGAGCACCGCCAACGATGGGACGGGCTTTACCGCAGCCGACAACACGAACGGCATGTCGATTGCTATTCCCACCACGAGCATTCCCGCAGGCGGCAACATCGACCGTATGATCTTGCTCGTGCTCAATACCAACGGCACCGGTCGCACGGTCACCGTTCGTGGCGCGACTTCTGACGGCGGACTGACCAAGCAAGGCGCAGGCACAGGTAACGGCCCAGCCTTCACCTATCCTGGCTTTGAAGGCGGCAAAGGGGACTTAGTGACGGGTGCGATGACGCTGACCACGGGTATCGGCATTATCGGCCCGTTTGAGGTCGCCCGTTTCCTTCAGCCTGATGGTACTGTTAGTGTGGATTTTTCTGGGGCGACAGGATTTATCAAGGCACTCATCTTGCCTCGATCATTCTAAATGTGGCTGTTCAATCCGATATCCAGGCAGATCGTACTCGTACTCAGTGAGGTGCATCAACAGCGCATTCTCGCAGAGGGCGGGTACGAGGTAGCAAGTCCAGTAGAGGCTACTAAAGAGAGAGTTGTAGAGGTAGCGAGCAATGCCAGTCAGAAGCACGATGAGCCAGATCATAGCCCGCGTCCGCCTGATGATAAGCGACCCAGCAGGGGGAAGTCAGCAGTTCGCCGACCAGGACATCCAGGACACGCTTGATACGAGCGTGGACTTTATCCGCTATGAGAACTTGCACATCGCGGCCTCCGTGGTCAATACCGCCTCTACTGGCAACATTGCCGAGATCATCTTTGCGGACTACTTCAGCGACTACCAGTGGTGGGAAGCCGATGTCGAGATACAAGGCTACCTCACGGGTACGCCGTGGGTGACGATCACGCCAGTCAGTAGCGACTACATCAACGGACACTGGATGTTTGAGAGCACGCCCTTTGTGAACGGCACCGTGCCAGGTCAGCTACCGCCGGTCTTTGCCACTGGGAAGGTGCATGACCCCAATCTCGCGGCGGCGGAATTACTGGAAATGTGGGCGGCGAGCCTTGCCGGTGCCTATGACGTGACGGTAGACGGGCAAACACTCAGGCGGTCACAACTGATGGCA